CATCGAGATTGAGGTCGAGAACCCCGACAGCGTCACGGTCGGCGTAGACGGCCTGGAGATCACCCTGGAGCCCGGGAGCGAAGGCCCGCAGGAGTTCGGTGACAACCTTGCGGAGTCCATGGACGAGAGCGCTCTGCAGACGCTGGCCAGCGACATCGTGGCCCTGGTGGACGCGGACATCACCAGCCGCAAGGACTGGGTCGAGATGTACGTCAAGGGGCTGGAGGTCTTGGGGATGAAGTACGAGGAGCGCACGGAGCCCTGGTCGGGCGCCTGCGGCGTGTACAGCCCCCTCCTGACCGAGGCCGCTGTCAGGTTCCAGTCAGAGATGATCACCGAGACGTTCCCGGCCCAGGGGCCGGTGAAGACCAAGATCGTGGGCGAGATCACCAAGCCCAAGGAGGAGGCCGCAGAGCGCGTCAGGGAGGACATGAACTACACGCTCACCGAGCGCATGATCGACTACCGCCCGGAGCACGAGCGCCTGCTGTTCAGCCTGGGCCTGATCGGCGCTGCGTTCAAGAAGGTATATCCGAACCCCGCCACGGAGCTGCCCGACGCGCCCTACGTGCCTGCGGAAGACCTGATCATTCCCTACGGCGCGGCCAACGTGTACACCGCTGAGCGCGTGACGCACGTCATGCGCAAGACCAAGAACGACCTCAAGCGCTTGCAGGTCGCGGGGTTCTACCGCGACATCGACCTGGGCGAACCGGTGCGCTTCCACTCCGACATCGAGAAGAAGAAGGCCGAGGACCAGGGGTTCTCCCTCACGGAGGACGACCGGTATCAGATCCTTGAGGTCCACATCGACTGGGAGATGCCCGGGGACGAGGACGAAGACGGCGTGGCCCTGCCGTACGTGGTGACCATCGAGCGCGGTACGAACAACGTCCTGGCCATCCGGCGCAACTGGGAAGAGGACGACGCACTGCGCATGAAGCGCCAGCACTTCGTGCAGTACACGTACGTCCCCGGGTTCGGGGCCTACGGCCTCGGGTTCATCCACCTCGTCGGCGGCTACGCGCGGGCAGGCACGAGCATCATCCGGCAACTGGTGGACGCAGGCACGCTGAGCAACCTGCCCGGGGGGCTCAAGGCCCGGGGCCTGCGGATCAAGGGCGACGACACGCCCATCGCTCCGGGTGAATGGCGGGATGTGGACATCCCGGCAGGGGCTGTGCGCGACAACATCATGCCGCTGCCCTACAAGGAGCCGTCGCAGGTGCTGGCCGCGCTGCTGGAGCGCATCACGGAGGAGGGCCGCAGGCTCGCAGCCATCGCAGATCTGAAGATCAGCGACATGTCCGCCCAGGCGCCCGTGGGCACGACCCTTGCCATCCTAGAGCGCCAACTCAAGACAATGTCAGCCGTCCAGGCGCGGGTCCACGACAGCCTGAAGCGCGAGTTCAAGCTCCTCAAGCGCATCATCAAGGACTACCTGCCAGCCGACTATCCGTACACGCCCGAGGGCGGCAACCGGCGCGTCAAGCAGGCGGACTACGACGTCGTCGAGGTCATCCCCGTCAGCGATCCGAACGCGGCCACGATGGCCCAGCGGATCATGCAGTACCAAGCGGCGCTGCAGCTCGCGCAAGGCGCCCCGCAGATCTACGACCTGCCCTACCTCCACCGGCAGATGCTGGAGGTGCTGGGGATCAAGAACGCCGAGCGGCTCGTGGCCACGCCCGAGGACCAGAAGCCCCGTGACCCCGTCACGGAGAACATGGACGTCCTGCGCATGCGCCCCCTGAAGGCCTTCGCGTATCAGGACCACGAGGCACACATCGCCACGCACCAAGCGTTCATGCAGGATCCGAAGATCGCCGCCGTCCTGGGCCAGAACCCGATGGCGCAGCAGATGATGGCCTCGCTCATGGCGCACATCGCAGAGCACACCGCGTTCGCGTACCGGGCACAGATCGAGATGCAGCTCGGCGTGCCCCTGCCCCCGCTCGACGAGGCAGGCGACACCCCGGTGGCCCCCGAGGACGAGAAGGCCATCGCGCCCCTCATCGCCGCTGCCGCCCAGCGCACCATGGTGCAGAACCAAGCGATGGCGGCACAGCAGCAGGCTCAACAGCAGGCCATGGACCCGGTGCTCCAGATGCAGCAGATGGAGCTGCAGTTGAAGGAGCGCGACAGCAACCGCAAGGACGCCGACAGCCAGCGGGACTTCCAGATCGCGCAGGGCAAGCTCCAGCTTGAGCAAGCCCGCCTCGCGCTCGAAGCGCAGAAGAACCAGGGGGAGTCCCCACAGTTGCAGGCCGCACGAGCGCAGCAGGAGCTGACGCACAAGGAGCAGGCCCACCAGCAGAAGATGCGTCAGCAGGCCCAGGCAGCCATGCTGAAGGCGGCGCAGCAAGCGCAACGGGCAGCACAGCAGCCGCGTCGCCCGTCGGCACCCAAGGAGTAATGTATGGCGACTACTGCGTTTGACGTAGTCTTGAAAGAACTGTCGGAGCGGCGTGATGTTATTACGCAGGCTCTTGCGGGAGGTTCGGCAAAAGACTTTGCCGAATATCAAAACATGTGCGGAGAAATCCGAGGTCTTTCATACGCACATGCAATCATCACCGACCTCGTGCGAAACTTGGAGTTTTCCGAAGATGTCTGAGCTTGTCCTATCGGACGGTCAAAACGAGACCGTCCTACCTGAAACCGCTGAGGAGAAGGCACGCCAAGTGCCTGATCCGGTGACGTACCACCTTTTGTGCGTGCTTCCGAAGGCGGAACAATCGTACGAAAGCGGCTTGCTGAAAGCGGGGCAAACGATGCACTTCGAGGAAGTGCTGTCGCCCGTGTTGTTCGTCATGAAGATGGGTCCGGACTGCTACAAGGATCCGATCCGCTTCCCCTCCGGCCCGTCCTGCAAGGTGGGTGATTTCATCCTTGTTCGCCCCAACAGCGGCACTCGGATCAAGATCCACGGGGAAGAGTTCCGGATCATCAACGACGACAGCGTCGAAGCGGTCATTCAAGACCCGCGTGGCGTGCAGAGGGGTTAACCATGGCACTGGACAACGAAGAGTTCAAGTTCCCGGACGAAGTCCAGGTGAACACCAAGGAAGAGAAGGTCGATTTCGAGATCGAGAACAACGATGCCGAGGTCGAGGTGGTGGACGATACCCCCGAGGCGGATCGTGGCCGCGCTCCGATGAAGGAGCCCCCGGCAGAGGTCACCGACGACGAGTTGGCCAAGTACAGCGAGGGCGTCAAGCAGCGCATCCAGCACTTCTCCAAGGGCTACCACGAAGAGCGCAGGGCCAAAGAGTCGGCACTGCGGGAGCGCGAAGAGGCCCTGCGGCTCGCCCAGAATCTCATGGAGGAGAACAAGAAGCTGCAGGGCACCCTGGGCCAAGGGCAGCAAGCGCTGTTGGAGCAGGCCAAGCAAACGGCATCTGCCGAAGTGACCGCCGCCAAGCAGAAGCTCAAGGAGGCGCACGAGGCGTTTGATACCGACGGCATTGTTGCTGCACAGGAGGAACTGGCCAAGGCAGTCAACAAGAGCGAGCGGCTGAATTCCTTCAAACCGCCTGCAGCCCCTGTACAACCGCAACAAAATGCGGTACAAACGCCACCGACGCCGCAGGTCGAACCCAAAGCCCGTGCGTGGCAAGAAGCCAATCCGTGGTTTGGGTCGAACAAGCGGATGACCGGTTTTGCACTCGCAGTGCATCAGGAGTTGGTCGAAAGCGGGGTAGATACCGCCAGCGACGACTACTACGCGCGTATCAACGCAGAAGTGCGCAAGGTTTTTCCGGAAGCGTTCCCCTCCGCAAAGCCTGCCAAGACTGCAAGCGTCGTAGCTCCTGCAACGCGCAGCACAGCGCCCAAAAAGATCGTGCTGACGCAGACCCAGGTCAATCTTGCAAAGCGTCTCGGGCTCACTGCTGAACAGTACGCCCGGGCCGTAGCGGACCAGATGAGGAAAGATAATGGCTGACCAACGAACCCCCCGCGAAGCGGAATCTCGCGCCAAGACAGAGCGGCTCCAGACCTGGAAGCCTGCTGAACTGCTACCGGACCCGACGCCTGCGCCTGGGTACGTGTACCGTTGGATTCGCGTCAGCACCTTGGGCTCCGCCGACCCGAGGAACATCTCCTCCAAATTCCGCGAAGGCTGGGAGCCTGTCAAGGTCTCGGACCATCCTGAACTCCAGCACCTGTGCGACGAAAAGTCGCGCATCCCCGGTACGTTGGAGATCGGCGGTCTGGTTCTTTGCCGAACCCCCAAAGAACTCGTTGATCAACGGAATGCCTTCTACACCGGTCAGGCGACGGGGCAGATGGAGTCTGTGGACAACACCTTCATGCGCGAGAACGATCCCCGGATGCCGCTGTTCAAGCAGCGTCGTTCCGAAGTGTCGTTCGGACGCGGTCAATGATTCAGGAGTCATAAATGGCTTACCCCACTATTGATCGGCCTTACGGCCTTGAGCCGGTCAATCTGATCGGCGGTCAGGTTTTCGCTGGCTCGACGCGCATGGTGCCGATTGCATCGGCCTACGGTACGTCGATCTTCAACGGCGACCTCGTCCAGCTCACGGCCACTGGCACGGCCATCGTCACCTCCACCACGGTCCCCAGCACTTCGCAGGCGGCTCAGGCGGCGGTTCCCGGCACCGTCGGTGTCTTCCTGGGCTGCGAATACAGCCCGCCCTCGGGTCCGATCTTCGGCAAGATCCGTCAGCAGTACTGGCCTGCGGGCACGGTGGCGCAAGACGCCGTGGCCTACGTGCTGGATGATCCCGACGCGATCTTCAAGGCCGCTGTCCTGACCCAGACCGGCGCAACCAACGCCAACACGGGCACGACCATCGGCTTCATGTCGCAAGCGTTCGTGGGCACCAACGCCTACTTCGTTACGGGCAACGGCGGTTCCACGACCACCGGCAACTCGCTGGCGGGCGTCACGGGCAACACCCCGGGTGCAAGCAACGGCACGGGCAACGTCCGCAAGGACAACAGCACCACGGCGCCGTTCCGCATCGTCCAGATGGTGTCGGATACCGCCAGCACGGTAACCACGGCCCTCACAGGGGCGGCGCCATCAGGCGCTACGTTGCTGACGGTGGGGTCTACCACGGGCGTGTTCCCGGGCATGCAGGTCATCATCCCTGCGGCCACGGCGGGCGGCGCTCAAGGTCTGTACACCTACGTGACGGCGGTTACCAGTTCGACGGCTGTGACGGTTTCGGCCGCAATCACTGCCCCTGCGCTGTCGGCGGTGGCTTTCGTCGGGTACTCCGAGGTTCTCGTCAAGATGAACTTCGGCTACCACTCGTACTACAACGCCACCCAGATCGCCTGATAAGGAGCATCCATCATGGCAATTTCTCGTGCCCAGCTTCTCAAGGAACTGCTCCCCGGCCTCAACGCCCTGTTCGGTCTGGAGTACAAGCGCTACGGCGAAGAGCACAAGGAGATCTACGAAACGGAGACCTCCGACCGCTCGTTTGAAGAGGAGACCAAGCTCTCCGGCTTCAGCGCCGCTCCGGTGAAGAACGAAGGCCAAGCCATCTCCTACGACAACGCGCAGGAAGCCTGGACCGCCCGTTACAACCACGAGACCATCGCTATGGGTTTCTCCATCACCGAAGAGGCGATGGAAGACAACCTGTACGACAGTCTGTCGGGGCGGTACACCAAGGCCCTCGCCCGGGCAATGGCGTACACCAAGCAGGTCAAGGCTGCCGCCATCCTGAACAACGGTTTCGCCAGCGCCGTGACCTACGGCGACGGTCAGCCTCTGTTCAGCACCGCGCACCCGCTGGTGTCTGGTGGTGTCAACAGCAACCGTCCCGCGACGGCTGCAGACCTGAACGAAACGTCCCTCGAAGCGGCTGTGATCCAGATCGCTGGTTGGACGGACGAGCGTGGTCTGCTCATCGCCGCCAAGCCCCGCAAGCTGATCGTGCCCCCGGCGCTCCAGTTCGTTGCTACGCGTCTGTTGGAGACCAACCTCCGTGTTGGCACCACCGACAACGACATCAACGCCCTGAAGAACAACGGCAGCGTCCCCGAGGGCTACACCATCAACCACTGGTTGACGGACACCAACGCGTGGTTCCTGACGACGGACGTTCCGAACGGTCTGAAGCACTTCGTGCGGGTGCCCCTGGCAACCAGCATGGACGTTTTCTTTTGCCCCTCAATATGCTAGGCTCGGGCATAGCCCGAACGGGCGCCCGAGAACCATCACAGCCCGCCGACTGACTCGGCAGACCTCCCTCAAGGACGGCGGGTGCAGATTGAGGAAAAACCATGAGCTTCTCGACTTTCTCTGGTCCGCTCCGCTCGGGCACGCAACGCTACAACCCGGGCCGCAATACCGGCCTTGCGGTTCTCGGTCAATCGGCTGCGGTCACCTCCGCGGATGCCGCTGCTTCGGTGGCGTGCATCCTCCCCGCCGGTTCGCAGATCGTCAGCATCACGCTGCAGCAGTCCACGACGTTCACTTCTGGTTCGTCTGGCACCTTCACGGTTCTGCTCGGCGGCACGCAGATTGGCCAACTGACCATCACGGCGGGCACGGCAGGCAATCTGGGGATCACGCCTGCGTCTGGTGCTCAGGCGGCGCTGTTCAGCAATGTCGGCTCCACGGATGCGACCATCACGTACACCTCCGCAACGTTGAACGCGGGCGCCGGTTCGCTGCTGATCACGTACATCCAGCGTGCTTCGGACGGTTCGCAGAACCCGACCACCTTCCAGAACTGATTCCGACCCCGCTTCGGCGGGGTTTAGCCTTTAGGGGCCACCATGCGTCCTGTACGTATCACCCTCTCGTCCCTGACGGACTCGCCGCCCATCCCGATGGATGTGAACCAAGGCCCATTCAACGTGGGTGTTGGCGTCGCGGTGTCCGCAGGGGCATCCCTCACCTATTCGGTGCAACATACGTTCGACGACATCTGGGCGCCCGGATTCAGTCCGGCTTCCGCTGTGTGGTACTCCAACGCTAGTTTGGCGACGAAGACCACATCGTTGGACGGCAACTACGCGTACCCGGTAACGGCTATTCGTCTGTCCGTGAGCGTTTACACAAGCGGCACGGTGACGATGACAGTCATCCAAGCGGGCATGCCCGGGAGGTAATCATGAACGTTGATGTTGGAGCGCTGCGCAAGTTTCAAGACCTCTGGGGTCCGGTGCTGGAGTCGATCCCTGCCGTCATCGAAGCTGTCGCAAAGAAGAGCGATTTCGACCGTGGTCTGGCCGAGCAGAAGCGTGCCTTCGAGAAGGCACAGCAAGATGTTGCCGACATCTATTCGCAGGCTGACAAGTACGCCGCTGATGTTCGTGAAGAAGCTGCCCGTGTGATGGCAGACCAAGCGAAGTTCATGGAAGCGGCTGCGGCGCAGCGTGAAGCCGAGAACGAAGTTCTGGCGTCCCAGCAGGCTGACGCCAAGGCCAAGCTGGCTGCGGCCAACAAGAAGCTCGCGGATGTCCAGCAGAAGCTGGACGGCATCAACGCCGAGTACGAAACCAAGCTGGCGCAGGCGCAGGCAGATCATGCTGCGGCCCTGGCTGCTATGGAGGCGGAGATCAAGGCTGTCGAGGACCGCAGGGCGAAGGCGGAGAAAGCGCTGGACACGCTGAGAGCCAAGCTGGGGTAATCGATGACCACGGGGAGCCTGAGCGGCGTCAGTCATGTTCAGGACAGCGGCGAACAGGAATACACCCATGTGGTCGCCACTGTCACCGCTTCCGGCTCGACCACCGTCTACACCCCGGCGTCAGGAAAGCGCGTGCGTCTACACTGGACGTATGCGATCA